ATTCTGCATTGATTCGTGCTTGTATTTGTTCTGGGGATTCATGGGTAATAACAACTTCCGCATCTTCATGCTCAGTGACTTTGCCAGTAATTAAATTAGTTTCGTATCTCATAATGTCTACTCGTATTGAATGTTGATTGAACCTGCATCAAAAGTATCTGTACCGTTGACTGTGGTAATACGAATCGCAGTCAATGCCCCAACTAAATTAGGAGACATCCCTCCGCCATACCCTGCATTACTAGCTGTTACTGTTGTTAAATAAGACCACACGTTATTATTAAAATAAGACAATATTATTGTCCCATCACGAGTGGCGGCTGCCGCAGCACCACTATCAGTCCTAAACCCCGTTGAATTATTTGCAATATTATTAGCACCAAGATAGCCTGTGTTAACATAAGTAGGTGTTGTACCATATCCTAATTGAATTATAATAGCGGATGTTCCACTAGTAGAAACACCAGAAAACATAACAGTAATTCTCTTAGCCCAACTAGGGATACCAGTAAAATCATGACTAGTACCTGTTGTGGTAATCGCTGTCGTTCCTTGAACAATATTTCTCGCCCTTGCCGTAGCTGAATTAAGCGCTTTAGTAGTGTCTGTTCCTGTGATATACTCGGTGTTAGATGCAAATTGAGTTTGAGGAATCAAAGCCTTTTTCTTATTCCCACTATCAGAGCCATCAGCAATCGCCACATAATCATTATCAGGGTCAAATGTAACTGTTGTTAAATCATTGAATATGTTTTGTGCTAGTTTAGGTTCAGTAACTGTTCCATCAGTTGGGGAAATAGTATTATCAGAGCCACTAATTGTTTTCCCAGTAAGTGTTTGTGTATCTGTTGTACCTACTACAGGTCCTGTTGGGGCTGTCTTTGTTGCCCAAGTATCTAAATCAGCATCATAGGCTTGTAAAATTACACCAATAGCGCCTAATATTGCAGATGCTACGTCACTTGCAGATGCTTTTTCTGAATCAAGCTCTTCCAGTGCATCCTGTACGTTTGTTGCTGCTAGGTTGCCTGATGGTGTAGATGTGGTATTGATAGCAGAACCCGATGGGGCATTTACCCAAGCAGTTCCGTTGTAATACTTCAAAAGCTTATTTGTTGAGTTGTAGTAAAGCGTACCCTCTTGCAAAGCGTTACCGTCATTGTCTAATGTAGGGTCTGCTGCTTTAGCACCTAAGTACCTATCATCAAAATCGTCATAGACTTGATCAACAACAAGCTTAGTTGCAAGTGCTTCTGCCGCGCTATTAGCAGAATTATTTGCACTTACTAAAGCGGCTGCTTCTGATGCGGCTGTGTTGTTTTCGCTTACTAAAGCGGCGGCTTCTGATGCGGCTGTGTTGTTTTCGCTTACTAAAGCGGCGGCGGCGCTTGCTTCGGCTTGGTCTGCATAACTTTCTGTGCCTAAAAGTACATCCTCAATTTTTTCATCAACTCTATCAAAGCCAGTTTCAATCGCTTGCAGTTCCGCACGCATCGCAGCAGATGAACCTGGTGAGCCATTTTGCGGATAATTTTCGTGGTCGTAAAACGGATTAGCCATGTAATACCTCTATCTCTCTTGACGCCTTGGCGTGTAATGTATGATTGCGCTGTTAATCGTAAACGGCTTGTAATCAGCACTTAGGCATCGCAATACCAATGAAATGTTTTCTGCTGTGCCTGTCAGTTCTTGTTGCACTGGCAATAGCGATTTACCATCCCAAAAAAAGCTATCCCAAGTAAAGCTATCCCAAAACACTGGCGAATTTGGCGAGTTAATTAAACTCACTAAGCCATTGGCTATATCGAAAGTGCCATAACCAAGTTCGTAACTAGCCTCTAAATCTGCATAGCCTTGCCCTGTAAACTCATACACTGCCTTGCGATAACGCTTTCTAGTGCGTGGGCCTTTTGCATAAGAGAACGTGAGGCTTAATAAAGCATCTATTGGTTTGCCATCAAAACTTGTGCCTTTATCCATACGATACACATACCCATTTGTGCCACCGCAATAAATAAACTCTTCACCATCATCTGCTTCAAACGACACCATGCAACTCATCGTATCTGCATAGCGTATTGGCATTACGCCTAAAAGCTTGCCGTTTTCCATCGTGAAATAAAGTGCAAAGTTATCGTTGAATAAAAGCCTGTATTGGTCACGGCTTCTCACTACGCAACTGCCTACGCTCTTTGTTGCTCTTTGCGTAACGAAGGGGCGAATGTATCTTGTGATTTGTGCTTGAGCAAAGTTACCGAATCGGTCAGTAGCAGATAGCTGTCTTACGCCTAGCACATCAAAGACGTAGCCATCGCCTAAGTTCTGCATTGTTCTAGGCATTCCGCCTGCTTCAAAACTTAATGAAATAAGCTGAAAGTCTGCTGGACTTGAACCGTACAATACTGAGGTTCTGTTTACGGTAAATACGGCTAAAGCCTGTGTCGCCTGGGCACCAACCAAAGGGAGCATCCCTGTAATGGTATCGCCCATTGCAATCTCGCCTGCGCCTGTAATTGGCGACCACATATACGGATCACCGATTGAACTGTACTGTAAAGAGCCTGTAAACGACAAAAATAAATAGTTGTTATTTACGGCAATCACGGAAGGGGTATCTGTCGTGTTGCCTGTATCTAATGGCACTAATACATCACCATCAAATTCAAAAGCACGCCCTACACCATTCACGCCGTACATACGCTGTGTGTTAATCGCACCGCCAAAGTTATTATTCACAAACTCATAACGGCCATTGATAGGTAAGGTTATTTGTAATTCTGCGCCTTCAATGGTTAAGGTTGCGCCCTCTGATGTAGTTGCTGCCCCATTCGCAAACGTGCCAACAATGTCACGTATAATCAACTTGCCTTTATTCACGCCAGATTGTAGCGATCCAGACTGCACCACTACTCGCTTAATCTCTGCTGTGTTGGCGCCTTGCGTTAGCGTGCCTGCGTCAAGTAAAGGTAAGTCTGCATTGGTAAAATAAATCTCATGGTCAAACTGAACTAACTCCCACCCACTGGGGCTTTCTTTATACATAAGCGCGGCTGTAAGCCCTACATTATTTCTAAATGCGTAAACATTGCCTTTATATCGCCATACGCCTAAAACATTACCAACGCCAGGCACTACACCAATATCATTGCGGTAAACGTCTGATGCAAGCTTGGTGTATATTGCGTCTAGTTTTGGACTTGATGCACCACCTAAAGTTGTATCGCTATTCGTTATAGCTTCTGTAATGCCGCCAACCTGTATGTTTTCAGAGGCTAAAAACGTGCCTGTCATTTTGGTAATGAATATCGAAGCAGAACCAATTGCAATGACCACCCCTGTTGCCGCTGACGTTTCACCTGTAATCACATCGCCTACGCTAAAATTATTAGGTGCGGTATTGGGTACGAGATAATAAACGGCAGTGCTAGGTGCAATTTGTCCGCTGTAACGCTCGTAACCTGCAATGCGTCTATACCCACCGTCAATATCCACTTCAAAGTTAAGCGCATCTCGGCAAGCCCCATCTGGCATAGATAAAGGCGGCGTAACAAGGTTTAATCCACCCTTAAGCGGAAAGTAGTCTGTTAATACAGATGGCATTTTTATCATGAGATTGTTTCTGTATAGTTTGTTTTAGCTAGGTCGCCACTCACTAAAGAGTTATTTACAATAGGATTAGCTGCATGGCCTAATTCTCTTTTTGCTAAAGGCTTAAGTTTCTTAGCAAGTTCAACGTAAGCTTCTGTGTTTTTGTAGCCATTGCTGTTTGTTACTGATTTACCAAGCGCAGTTATGTCATTTGCCGCACTTTCTGCTAGATTAAGGTTGCGATATAAAACCCCAAATCCACTAAACTTTTCTTCTTGAATAAATCGAGATGGGTCGCTGATACGCATTGCATCAAGATCACGTTGTGTATATTTTCCTGCTGGCGCATAGCTCATCATCCCATTGTTTGTATTTGGTTTGGCTTTCCCTAAAAGATTTGTAAGCGAATTGTTATATGCCTCCATTTTCTTAGCAGCATCAGCCATTGCATCTTCTTTGTTTTGATACATCCCACCTTTGGTAGCAAATGAAGATTTGTTTGGCTTCGCTGATACAGCCCCTACATTGGCCATAGTGTTATGTGAGCTTTGCTGACCAGAAATGCCGCCAGAGAAAAAGCCACCGAATGCATTTGTATTCTTAACTGGCAAGGCATTTGGGTTATTAGCGGCCATATACCTAACAGATGACTTGTTCGCCATTTGGTCTTTTAAGATGGCATACCTATCGTTATAGGAATTTACTTTTGTTTTATAGTCATCATCCTTGTTAATGCCTCTTGCTGCTCTGTCGGCCTTATGTGACATATTGCGGAGCCTGAAAGAAGCCTCATCGCCTAGCGTATCTTCAATCTGTCGTTTATTGTTTGTTTCAAATCTAGGCAAAGCATCAATAGGCTTGAGCTTTCTAAACTCTTTTAAATATTGCTGTGCCGCTGCTTTTTGTGCTTTACGTTTTGCAGATGATGCGCCTGATGAAAAACCCATAACAACTCCTTACACTAGCGGATCAGGCATATCAAAGCCTGGTAGCTGATTGTTTCTGATTTTGTTTAAAAAGCGCTTGTAGTTCATTTCAGCATCTTGATATATTTCACCAGCCGCCTCAAAACGTGCGTATAGCATCAATGCTCTATACACAATCGCCATGTGATACTGCGAAGGCAGTTCTGGAACATCCACGTTATTGACTAGCACTTGCGGCTTTTTGTAATACTCGCCTGTGATGGTGTATTCACGGTTTGGCTTGTCGCCTAATAGCAACTCAAGTTTAGGTGATACTGAAATCACCAATGGCCTGCTTGAAGTCATTACACTTTGCAAGTAGTGATCGCGGTATTGCTGATATGAAATAAAGTTAAGTAGCGATTGGTCGTTGGCTTCCCCTGTGTTAGAAATGGCCATAGAGTTAATATCCCAATTTAGAAAGCGTGATTCGCCCATAATAGGCGTAGGAATACCAGCCTCAATTGGCGTATATCTAAACTTATCTGGCGTAGTCACAAAGCTAAATGATCCGCGCAGAAAGTACCAATCATCATGCACAAGCTGTAAGTCCTCGTAGGCAGACTGAATCCAGCCCACCACGCGCTTCATTTCGCCTGATTGATTAAGTACCGAAGCTGGCCCATTGCCGCTAATGCCAGCTTCTATTACCAGTCGCTTTGCTAAATCCAAGTAATTCATATAAGCCCTTTTTCTATTGGCTTATATTGGCATACCCCATTTGTAACTAGCTTGGCTCACTCAAAATGCCACGCAACCATGCGTAACCTTTTGGGTTGTCATCACGTGTCATCGAGAACGGATAGCGAATTGACGTATTACGTTTAATTGCGACATTACCTGTGTTGCGATCCTCAACTGTGCTTACAGATGTTTGTTTTGCACGTGCCAACACTTCCACAAACTTACGCTTGACGCGCTGTGTTTGGCCGCGCACAAAGTATTGCGCGATTCCGTTATTAAATACTGAAACAACTGGCTCTGCGTTTGGGTCTGTGCTTTCCTCAACACGCACTTCAACCTCTTCTTCCATGAACGCAAGCTCTGCTGCATAATTCATATCAATTTCGTTATTGACTTCAATGATGCTATCAACACGCTCAACATCACCTGTGCTTTTCATTATTGCGTCTGGTTGCTGTTTGATGGACACGTCTGCGGCTTCTACACCGTTTTGTTTGTTTGACATATTTAGGGTTCCTAGAAATAGAAAAAGGCCAGTATTTAAACTAGCCTTCTCTATATACAACACCCCACTTGTGAAGCTATTGCATAGCTCTATGATTTATAGGGCTGAGCTTCCTACCTCACCTATGCTAAGCCATGCATTGTTAAGCACAACTGACGTAAAGTACATTTTAGAACCCACAAAACCGCGTTGGCCTAATGGATCGTTCTTGTCTTTTTGACCAGGTGGAATCCAAGTAATATCAAATGAATCTGCACCACGTAACGCCACTGAACCCCACGCATCTTCACCGCACACAATCAATGGGTACACGTCAACATTCGTACCAGATGCAATTAAGCCAGTTGAGCCGACCAATGCGCCTGCGTTGTTGTAAGGCACCAATTCTGGTGAAGTAATGAAGCGAAAGTTCTCGACCGAACCCAATTCATGTTCATGAATGACTTTACGGCTGCCGTACTCTGCTACGTGTTTAAAGCCAGGCAAATCACGAATATCAGGATCTAAGTCAGTGTGGCAAAATACAATGTATGAAGCCTCAACTGGAAATGTCGCAATATTTGGTGATGGTGCCAAAATGCTTGTAATTCGTTTAGCATGGTTCGCTTGCAATGTGCGTGATTGTTTACGCAACATATTAAGCGTTAACTTGCCATTTACTGTGGCACGAGAAGTACCAGTACCGCCATACACTTTGTTGGTTGCCGCTTTAATCACGCCGTAGCGCACCATTTCACGGATTAAACCCATGCGCTCGCCCACTTGTTTTTTCATTTCAGCAGGAATGTCATCTTCGTACATATCCACGGTCTTGTCTGTTACAGAGTACAGCACATGATATTGATTTAACACCGCAGTTACATCTTTTTGTGTCAAACTGTCAGCGGCAGGCGTAACACCTTCTGCTGTCACTTGAGCATTCACATATAACGCTGAACCATCATAGTTTGCAGTATTTGCTTGAGGAATCCAGCGTGATTCACCTGCTGAATCTGCCACTGCACCAAATGGCAACCAGCGGCGAAAGATTACTGTATCGCTGTTATTTTTTGGGATTTGTTTTTGTGAACCAGTAATGCCCAATACTTCTACTGGAATAGCGTGAGCTAGGATTTCGCCTTTGTATTTAGCAATACGTGCTGGCGATGTATTAAAGTTTTGCATGATAATTCCTTTTTATATATTCGATTTAAGCCGCAATGCCTCGAACTTTACTAAAGCCACTTGCAAAAGCGTCATCTTCTGATTCCACTCTTGGTTTAACACTGCTTCTTGAGCTAGGTGTAATGGCATCTTCTAAGCGCGAGGCTTTATTTGTATTCTTTGTTTCAGCAACCTTAGTTGTACTTTTAAACTCTGTGAGTTTTTCGCTAATAAATAGCGCATCCCATGAATTGGCTAGTTTGTCTTGCGTTTCTGGGTCTTGCTTGCCTACCCACTCAATAAACGCTGGCGCTTGCGCGACTTCTTTCCAATCACGATGTTGCATTGTCAATAACTTGGTTTCAAAATCTTGCTTTACGGCCTCTACGCGAACATTTAACTCTTGCTCAATGTTTGCACCAGAACCACCTGCGCCTTCAATCTCGAACCCTTCCATCATTTCCGCTAATTCAGGGTATTCATTTTTCATCGCCTCGGTAACTTTTAACTTACCACGGCCAGAGGATTGCCCTTGCATTGCGCTCAATGCTTGTTGGATTTCACCAAACTTACCGTAAATTTTCCGCACCTCTGATTTAGTCAGCGTTTCAAGCTCTGGTATCTTAGATAACTCTCTAAGAATGTCGTCTTGCGTAGGTGCTGGCTTTTCTTCTGGTGCTTCTACTTCATCAACTAACGAGGAAACCTCGGCAGTTGCTTCTGCATCTTCGGTACTCTCTGTGCTTGTTTCTTCTGTGTTTTCCAATTCAGTCGGTAGCTCATCACCACGGGCTGTTGCAAAACCAGCTTCAAACGCTGCATCTTGTTTGGTACTCACGTTTTAATACTCCTTATGTTGCTTTAAACTGCTATCTGATAACGGTCACAATAAATGAGCATCATCTTCCATTTGCGGGTCTGGCTTATCCAGATCGGCGAGATACTTTAACTCGGCTATTTGGCCTCTTAACCTTGCAGTTTGTATTGCATCAAGTTCGCCATCGTTTTTAAGCCTTGCTGTATTAAGGCGTTCTTCAATGTGCTGTTTAATGCGTTGCCAGGTTGCGCTACCAATGTCGCTCTGTTTTAACAGTTTCAATTTACTACACCCCACTTGTAACGATGTTGTATGTGCATGGCGTTAAATCCCACTCCCTACTTGTTGTTTCACCGCAATTTCATCGGCTTGCAATTTCTGCTTACTACGCTCTTTCATCGCAGTATCGGCAAGCTGTGCTTTAATCTGTGTAATAGATAAGTTCTGCGCTTGTGATAGCTCCATAATCTTGATTTCACGTTGCATAGCGATTTCTTCACGGCGTGCCTTGTTATCCATCTGCATGGTTTCACGCTTAAACTCAAGCTCTGCCATATCCGTCTGCGATTGGATGTTTTCTTTTTCAATATCTGATTCAGCGCGAATCTGTGCGGTTTGAATTGATGCTTGTGCTGCCACAACACGCGGATCTTGTTGCTGTGGTTGCTGTGCCATTTGTTGCATACGCGCTTCAATTTCGTCATCGCTGTAAGTGAATTTATTAGGGTCAAGGCGCTGCGCTTTTGCCATTTCCATAAACCACTTACGTTTATCAATGCCAAACTCTGGATCAGCCAAGAAGTTGCCAAGTTGCAATAGTGCTTGGTTTTGTATGTCACGCTCAACCAATGCCGTTGAACCACGCGCATCAATTAAGCAATCGCCCTTTTCGTCATCCTCACCATAAAGCATCAACCACTCGTAATAGCGTCTAATGTGCGGCTCTGTGATTAAGTCATCAAAGGTTCTAGCAATACGCTTTAACACGGTTGAGGCGTTATTAAGTAGCATCGTCATGCCGCCCACGGTTTCAGGTGCCGCCCCTTGTTGCCCTTGCATTAAAGCAGGTAAGCCTGTTACATCCTCAGCCATCTTCTGCGCGAACTGGATAATCCCCATAAGTTCACCCTGCATGGTTGGGATATTGATTGTAGTGAGCGCGTCACCTACTGAGCGATTATCAGCCTCTTCTGAGGCAAGCCAAATCTTACGTGGCACAATTTCCCATGTGCCATCTGCTGGCGTGATAATGTTTTTACGCAATATCAACTGTGGGCCAGCGGATAAGCCTGCGTTATCCATCATATTTCGAGTAGCCGCATTAAGCATACGCTGTGGTGTACGCATTTGTCGTGCTACACCAATGCCAGTCCAGTCATTTGATTTGCGCTGCCATACCATCACGTCATACGGATATTCGCCACTGTCTAAAGGGTTTAATGCGCCCTTGATAACAGTATCGTTTACCATTGTCACAATCGCGCTAATCTTCTCGCTATACTCATCATCAGCTTTTTTATACACGGTCCTTAAGTCGTCTAAATCAACTTCGCCGTAGTAATACCAAATCTCAAAGCGCTCGTTATCCACTGAGGCATTGCGCTTCCCTAAACGGTTTGCAAGCTTCTTGCCTGGGCCTTCCTCTAGCACCTTCATGATTTGTGATTCATCATAGCCAGGCACACCAATTAAAGCTTTTAACTGCTTACCTGTGATTTCGTCACGCTCAAATACATAATTACCGTTATGGATGCAATCGCCACAAGTCGGGTCTGGGTAAAAATTCCACGGATCAACACGCTTAGAATCTGGCGCAATCTTTTCTTCTATTTCAATCGTAACGGTTTTGGTTTCTTCGTCTTTCTTAACCACCTTAGTTCTACGTTTTATCGGCACTGGCCCTTTTAAAATACCTGTTCCAATACGTGAACTATCTTCAATCACTTTACGGACTTCTGCGTGATACTGGCACTCAACCAACCAATCCTCGATACGGCGCTCTGCGCGCTCTGCTTTCTCCCTTGCCTCTTGCATAGACTGCTTGAAAAAGTCATCCACCGTCATTGGCTTTTTAGTCATCGTGCCATCTGGATTTTCTAGCTCGGCTTGCATCTGCAACCCATCTAAGCCCATGACTGGCATATCCCCAGTTTTATTCTTACCTGTGCTTGGAATAGGGGTAGGTTTAATGCCCCAATTCTTATCATCTGTCGGCAACAACATATCGGATATTTTGGCAGCGGCCGCGTCCACGTATGGGCGTGTAATGTTTAAGTACACCGTTGAACGTGTCACGCCTTTAGCTCGACCACGATAGCTTGAATCGCCTGTGGTAGAACGTGGTTTATCTGGTGTGCTTGCCCCATTTGCCTCATCAAAACCTTCGTAAGCATCCTCGTCCTCTGTCCAAATGGTTTCAATGCCTGAGCCTTCTCTGCCTGTAATAGCTTCTTGCCGCTTATTTGAAAGCGACCTGCCAAAAGATTCTAAGCGCTCTAAGCGCTCTTCCTCTTTTCGCTTTAACTCTTCCAGCATTTCCTCTGGTAGAACATCTAATATTTCCTGCTTGATATTACCCATCATTCACACCCTACCTGTTCGCACGCGACATTCGCCCATCCGCGCAACCTGTTGTAATCACTCGTTGTTAGTTGGCACGCCTTTTCTAGCGTAGAATAACCTGCGTAACACTCTCGTTCACGTTCGGTAAGTCTGCTGGAATCGCCTGTAACTTCGGACATTCCAATGCGATGACGCTCGGCTTCGAGGCGCATGCGCTCAGTAAAGTTAAACTTAGTGCTATCAATACGATTTTCATAGTAGGCCTTTAGGTTCTTGGTTTCGCGTTCTCGATCTAGGTTGAATTTAGCAATCACTGCACCGTGTTGTTTTTCGCTTTCTTGCAGCGCTTTTTTAGCCACGGCTAACTTGGTTGCGTTTTCAGCACTACGCTTAAATGTCGCCTGTGCTATGTCTGCTTTAAACTGCGCTAAAGCAACCTCAGCCCTATCAGCACGCGCCACCTGTGCGCTATATTGTGAGTAGCAATACCAAAGCACCAACAGCGGTAAGATAATGCGCCAGTGCTTCATAATGAAGCCTGCCAGCCGTGAAGCAAACAGCTTGATGATTTGCCATGCAATCATAAAACGCTCGATTCAATCGGCTTCATGCCGCTTTTAATGAAAGCTGAAACCTCGAAGCCAGGACAGGTTTTGATCCATTCATTGCGTGTTATCTGCCCATCACCATTTAGGTCTGGTGAATAATCTCTATGCCCTTTGATTGCAATCCCCATATCTTTAAACGCATTAATCGCACCTGATACAGTCGCGTGAGGCGCTCTTTGAATAATGGTTGATAGGTTAATCAAGCAAGTTCGCAACGACTCCCATTGAGCAGTGGTGTATTTGTCTGTACCAATCATGCAAATGCCGATTGATTTTGAATTATTACCTTGAACGTGTGCGCCTACCTCTTCTAAGCCGCGGCCATTTTCAATGTGACCATCCACTGTAATAACGTAGTGATAACCAATGTGCTTAAGCCCATGGTTGAAGTTACGTACGGCTTGGCTGTCGCGCTTAAAGCCTCTGGCCTTGTGCATAGCATCAATGTCTTTAGCGCGAAAGTCTTTACCGTTTGGGGTTGCTGCGCAGTGGATGATAATATCTTTGATTAAGCGTTTCATGCTCTGCTTTCCGAATACACTTTAAAAACGAAACCCTGCAATACTGAGATTGGTGCTGTAACTGCTGCAATAATCAGTGCAACGTCTGCGCCTGTTTTATCTGTAGTCGTTGCAAACACTGCCGCCCAATCAAATGCAAGCCAAGTCATCCATACCGTTACATAAAGAACAAATGAACGAACTGAGATAAAGTTCTTGTTCTCTGCCCAGTCTATGAAGTTCATTGAGAATCCCTGCTGGCTTTTCGCATGGCGGCCTCACATTCTGACCTTGATACTTTATTGTCTAGCTTGTCGTTTATTGTTTGTAATAGCGAAAATATTCGCTCTGTGGTTTTCTCATATCTTGCATTAGCCGAATCTAGCTCACCTTTTGTTGCAAACTTTTCTGCATAGTGGTTATCGCGTTTAAGCTGTTCTAGTTCTAGCTTCTTAACATCAAGCAGTAACGAATCAATCAAACTAAACTTGGTATCAAGTCTTTTTTCAAATTGGTTGATGGTTAGCTTCAACAACGTCCAAGCAAGCCCAACAATAGCCCCTAATATCGTTATAATTTCACCTGCGCCTAAGCTAACATTTACCATTTTTAAGCCTTAACTTTTCTGTTTTAGTTTGCCTCATCATATGACACCCCACTTGTTATTAGCGCCTACATACGCGCCTTAGAAATGCGAGTTGTGATACACCTTCTGCATCTTGATTTTGGTCGTTGAATAGAGGTAAGCCGAAATATCCGTAACTGCCAGTATTGCAAATAAGCTTATAAGCTTATAAGCTTGCTTGAGTAGTGCGCTTGAGCCTGCGTATGTGTATTGACCACTTGAGCATATTAGTTTGCTTGATTGTCTTAAATTAACGGATTGACCACTAAGAGAGTAGCTACCGCTTGCGCATACAAGCTTGCGTGATAATGTGAGTTGTGAGGCTTTCCCTGTGTATGAGTAATTACCTACACTGCAAATTATTTTGCGAGCCAATCTAAGATTTGACGATTGTCCTGTAAGCGTGTAATTGCCAGTAGAACAAGTTAGCGTATAGCTTGTAGGCTCTACTGTTCCAGCGTAGGTTAAAGTCGCTGATTGCCCTGTATATAAATAACTACCAGCCAAACAAATTAGGTTGCTTGCTTTTTTTAAGCTTGCGGATTGACCTGTATAACTATAGCTACCTGTTTCACAAGTGATCGTGTAGTTATTAGCTGGCGGCACTTCCCACACCTCAAGCGTATGAGTACGCCAGCCCGATGATGTGCCTGTAACCTGAACACTTCGATCTTGGTACTCAGCCCAATCAACGGAATCAGAAATGTTATCGGCAACGGTCATGTCATTGATGTTGATTACCAATGTCGTGCCATCGTTTAATCCCTTGTTTTCATACTGCATGATGTACTCTCCCTAAAGCCCACCGTTACGAACGGAATTAAAGCCGCCAGAAAACTCTGCGCCTTCTTCTTTTGAGGGCATTGCGGCTTTCATTTGCGCTTGTTCGGTCATCTCTTCCATGCCTTCCATTGCGTCATCTTCACCCATGCCACCGCTTAAAACCTGCATAACCATCTCGCTTGCGGCCTCTGCTGATTCAACTTCTTCTGGTTCGCCGCCATCCATTGCAACAAAAATCAGACCTTCTTCATCCTGCATCACTTCAATTATCTTCATGGCAGCGCCCTTAATTTATTTGGTAAAAGTTCAGCGTTAAAGATAGCGCACCCCACTTGTGACGGACGTAAAAAAGCCCACGGTTAAGTGGGCTTGATGTATATCAAATGTATAAGCTACCAATGCCGCCACACATTAAGCAACAAGGCAATGTCTGCGATTGCGGCAAGGGCGATGATTAAATCTTCTTTAGTCATTAGTACCCCATATCATCATAAATTGGTGCGAACTGTGGCAAGTCCATTGGTCTTTCTTGTTGTTGTGGCGCTAACAATATTTTAGATATTGCAGGCTCAACTAAACGCGCCAGGTTATCTAGCGCGTCATCATGAGCGCCAACTGGAAAGCTTGAGTATTCATCTACAAACGCTTTTATCACGTCATAGTTATTACCATCTGCGGATTGCTTAGTAAGTGATTCTGGCAACCATATCTCGGAGGATTCAAACAAAGGTATCAAGCGCCTAATTCTGTCCTCTTTCTTGATGCTACCACCTAGCTCAATCATTTTAAATCGGTATTGCTGGCGCTCTTGTTCGTTCTTTATAAACTCTATGTCGGCTTGCAGTCCGTATTGCTCATAACCAACGCCTGCTGGCTTCCACTTACGCACCAACTGAAACAATGCTTCGCTACGTTCCGTTAAGTTTAATCTATCGCGCACGCCATCAAGCACATAAATGTTGTTATCTGCGCCTCTACCTATCACCCACATGGATGTGAAGTCTCCGCGTGTTTTGTATTTGCCACTGCTCGGATCAACTAATATAACTCTATTGCCAGTAGCAGGCGTTTTAATCCAATGGTTAAGCCACGTTTTCTTAAACTCACCGCCGCCAATCGGTCTTGGCTCTTGTTGATACAAAGCTGACCATGTACGAGGCTCGCGCTTTGCTTCCTCAATCATGATAGGGGTAAACCACTCTGGCCATAAAGGTTCACCTACTGCACGCCCAAGCGGATCATCTTCACGCGCTTCCATCGGAATGGAAATAATCTTAACGCGCTTGTTACTTAGCTTAAGGTCATTGATTAAACGGCCTGCTAAGTCATCTTCATGCCACCGCGTCATAATGATAACAACCCCTGCGCCTGGCTTAAGTCTCGTCATTAAATCATCACGCCACCAATCCCACTGCTTCTGCCTTATTGTGGCGCTGTCTGCTTCCTCGCGCGACTTCACTGGATCGTCAATAATCGCTAAATCTGCCCTTCGACCTGTGATTGAACCGCCAACGCCTGCCGCAAAATACTCGCCACGCTCTGATGTTTCCCATCTGCCTGCTGCTGCTGAATCTGATGCAACCTTGCTTGTAGGAAAAATGTTTTGATGTGTCTGAGATTGAATGGTATTACGAACCTTACGACCAAATCTTTCTGCTAACTCCCCTGTATGTGAAGCGGCAATCACGCAATTCTTAGGATTGCGCCCTAAATACCATGCAGGAAACGCTACACTGCCATAACTTGACTTTGCACTGCCAGGCGGAAGGGTAATAATTAGCACATCTAAGTCTCTGCGCTCAACTTCTTCCAGCCCTTCAACCATCACTAAATGATGTTTTGCAGGCGGCATTTCGAGTATTTCCTCGGCATAGACCGCAAGACTATTTCTGGCCCGCTCATAAAGCTCTGCTTCCATTAGCGCAATAAGCTCTAGTTCTTCTTCGACTGTTAAACTCATTGTTTAAGCTTTTGTACTTTTGCTTGTAGTTCTGCCAATCTTGATTGACGCGCCGCACTGTCAATTAGAATAGCGCCACCGTTTGCGCCAGTGTGAACTAATATCTGCTTATCAAAGCCTAGTAACTTTGCTTTAGCCATTGTTGCCGCTGTTGCCGCGCTTGATTGTACGGTTTCAGCCGTTAAAGCCGCCATCCTGTTTTCGTCAAGCTCTGCAATTAAATCGTCAATAGTAATATTGTGGCGATCCATGATAGGTTTTCTCAATTCTTGAAGCCTTGCTACGACCTTGCTATTTTTAAGTAATCTACACGCCGCCTCGTGAACTGTTGCATCACTCATTTTTGG